GTACCTGTTTTGTTTTGTATCGCTGATGTGAAGGGGACTTTTACCGAAGTGAACCCAGCGTGGACAAAATTATTTGGTTGGACGGCAGAAGAGTTAACCACACATCCTTGGACGTATTTTGTACACCCAGATGATTTACTTGAAACGATTGAAGTAAGCAAGATTCCAGCCGGGACGCTGCTGGATGGGTTTGTAAACAGATATAGAACAAAAGATGGTGATTACATAAAAAATCCGCTGGTTTGCATCAGTTTGGATTAATGGTAAAAACTACGGAATTGCGATACCTGAGCCAATTTAAGCCGATGAAGGCAGAAGAGTTAATGATGAGAAAGCTTACAGCCTTTCATCTATTTGTACAAGAAGGGAATACTGATAAGGTGGCCAAGCGTTACCCAGACCAACTCAACTTTGTACTTGAAAACAAAGACAAAACCTACGAAGAGGTATCCAAAGCCCTCAGAGATGAATTCATAAAACCATAGAGGCCCCTTTCAGGGCCTTTTTTATTTACATTTACTTCTAAAAAAAATTTCTTACCATATTTATCTTAAACTGATAATATGGCCAATGGCAAGTACATAAACATTTATGCTCTGGTTTCTGAAAGTGAACCTAATGTATTGAAATATATTGGAGTAACGAGACGGAATCCAAAAAATCGATTAAAAAGTCATTTATTTGAAGCTAAGGCCACACCCACAAAGAACAAACGAACATCTTGGATTTCTCAAAATTCCTATAAGATTCAACAAATCATTCTGGACGAAGTTTTAGAAGAAAATTGTGACTATAAATTATTGGAAAAATTCTGGATTTCATTAGTAAAAAGTTGGGGGTTTACTCTGGTGAATTCCAATAATGGTGGCGGCGGAACATTAAAACGTGATGAGAATTTTAGTAAATGGTTGAGTAATAGGAATTTAGGGAACAAATATAATCTCGGTCGAAAACATTCTGAAGAAAGTAGGAAAAATATGTCATTGAGCCATATCGGATTACCATCAGCAAGACTTGGTGTAGAAGTATCCCAAGCTACTAAGGATAAACAATCAAAAGCAAAACTCGGAAAGAAAGGAAACGCAACTGGTTTCAAACACACTGAAGAAACTAAAAATAAAAAAAGGAAGCCAGTAATTCAATTAGATTTAAACGGGAATTTTATAAAGGAGTGGATTGGTGGTAGAGAAGCGGCTAAAATGTTAAGAATACAAGAAAGTAATATAACACTGGTATGCAAGGGCCAACGAGCAACCACTGGTGGTTTCAAATGGATATTCAAAAATTAAAATATGTCAAGATATATAAACATAGATTTTCCCTTCAAAAACAGTCCAAAAGGGTTCTTTTTGAACCTAAATTCAGACGACCAGCGAGCAATCAAGGCCGATTTGATGCATCTTTTGCTGAGCAAAAAGGGTCAGAGGCTTTATAATCCAGATTTCGGAACAAACCTTTTGAAATACATTTTCGAACCAAACGATAATCTTACCCTCGAAAATATCAAGGAAGAAGTGACCAATGCAGTTAAAAAATACCTTCCGCATCTTGCAATAAAGGACATAACTGTAACACAATCAGAGGATAGTGACTATGCTGCGGTAATCAGGGTTGACTACATAGTAACCGATGACGTGTTCGATACAGTGGATTTTGTAGTTATCAAGGTATAACCTCATCAGTATCATCTATTTAATTTTCTAAATAAAAGCTTATATTAAACAACAAACATGGCACAATTAGTACAATATACCTCACGAAATTTCGCAGACATCAGAACCGACTTGGTTAACTTTGTCCGCCAGTATTACCCAGACATCTTTAATGACTTTAACGATGCCTCTGTGGGTATGATGCTACTTGAGTTGAATGCAGCGGTGGGTGATATGCTTTCCTTTAACACGGACCGTATGTTTCAGGAAACTCAAATCGACTACGCTCAGCAAAGAAGCTCAATATTGGCCATGGCCAGAACCTTCGGTCTTAAGATTCCCGGCAATCGCCCATCTGTAACCATTGTTGACTTCTCAGTAACAGTTCCAGTATTTGGTGATACATTCGATATTACTTACGCCCCTATTATTCAGGCTGGCGCTCAGGTAACCGGAGCCGGTAAGATTTTCGAAACATCATATGATATCGACTTCTCATCACCGTTCACTCTTGGCGGTATCCCGAACCGTCTCATTATCCCTAACTTCAATTCAAACGGAACCCTTATTAACTATACCCTTACCAAAAGAGAAATGGTTATTAACGGCTTCAGCAAGATTTTCAAGAAGATTTTCACAACAACAGATGTTGTGCCTTTCCTTGAAATCGTTCTTCCTGATGACAACGTTCTTTCAATTGAATCAGCAATCACATTGCCGGGAACTGATTTCGTATCCGACCCAACACCAGAAGAATTCTTGGATTTTGATAACAGATGGTTTGAAGTAGACGCATTGGCTGAAGACAAGGTTTTCATTGAAGACTTCAACACAGCTTCTGACAACCCATCAATCAAAGCTGGTAAATATATAACAGTTAATAAACGTTTCATTACTGAGTTCACTGACTTAGGCTTCAAGAAAGTTATATTGGGTGGTGGTACACAAGATACCGGCTCATTGACTGACTTCGATGTTGATGCTACACTGGTTAACCAAATCGGTGACTTCATCAATAACCTTTCATTGGGTGTAACCCCAACACCAAATACAACAATGTTCATCAAGTACAGAGTTGGTGGCGGTGCTGATACAAACCTTGGACAAGGAATCATAACAAACGTAGGTTTGTTGAACATGACCGTAAATGGTTCTGATGATACAAAGAATAACGCTGTTAAGTCATCATTGGTTGTTAACAACCCTCTTCCAGCTTTGGGTGGCAGAGATGAACCAAGTGTTGAAGAAATCAGAAACCTTGTGAGATACAACTTCTCTTCACAGAATCGTTGTGTTACAATCAAGGATTATCAAACAAGAATTGCACTCATGCCGGGGCAGTTCGGTGTTCCATTCAGAACAGGTGTGTTCGAAGAACAAAATAAGATTAAGGTTTATGTATTGGGCTTGGATTCAGATTCAAAATTGAACAACAGCTCTACATCAACACTTAGAGATAATATTGCAGCTTATCTTTCTGATTTCAGAATGCTTAATGATTACGTTGAAATTACCAACGGTCGTATCGTTAACCTTTCATTCCAGATTGATTTGTTTATTGACAAGAAGTATCCACAATCACAAATAATCAGTCAGGTAGTTGCGGCAGTAACCAATTACATGGCAATAGCTAATTTCGATATGGGTCAGAACGTTTATTTGGCTAACCTGTTGGAAACAATCAATAATGTTGCTGGTGTTCTCAACGTTATCGACCTGAGGGTTTATAACATGGTGGGTGGAAATTATTCATTGAATGAAATCTCTCAGCCATATGTTGACGAAGCAACAAGACAAATTGATACACTGGGTGAATATACGTTGTTCGGTGAACCAACAACAATGTTTGAGATTTTGCAACCAACCTCTGATATTATCGTGCGAGTAAAATAAATTCTAACAAAGTGGTGGTTTTACCAAATTTCATGATATTTATTATTATGAAGAAAGAAATAAACAATGAAGAAATCAAACGACTGTTTGAAAATGGTAAAAATTGTGGTGAAATAGCTAAAATTTTTACTTGTGACCCAGAAACAATCAGATTAAGGCTTAAAAAGGAAGGGGTTGTTACAGGGAAAATAAAGTGTAATATTAAATGTGTCCACTGTTCTGGTGAGTGTCGAAAAGAAGGAAAAACAAAATATGAAAAACAACGATACCTATGTCTTAAATGTAATAAATTGTTTACGGCAGACATCAAAGAGCAAGTTGAAAATAGAAGGATAAAATATGAAGATATTAAGAAAATGTATTTGGTGGATAACATGTCAACAGTAGAAATTGGTAGAGCACTTGGGACATCATCTACTGTTCCGCAACGAATTCTGAACGGTTTAGGAATCACCAGAGATATTGGTCTGGCACAAGAAATTAAGAATGCTAAGAAAAATGGATTTACATACGACGAATATGTTTCATTATTACCAATTTTTAAAAAATATAGAAAATTAGTGACAAAAGTAACGAATAAACAACTGTTAGAAACACTATCAAATTACGAAAAAAGAGGAAAATGTGGAATTAAAGGTGCATATCAGTTAGACCATAAGTATTCAATATTGGAAGGATTTAAGAACGGTGTCGAGCCAGAGATAATTGGAAATATTAAAAATCTTGAATTCATTCCGTGGGAAGAAAATATAAATAAAAGTTCGAATTGTTCGATAACGTTAGAAGAACTGTATCGGATGTTATAGTAAGAGTAAAATAAAAATCATGGCTTGTAAAAGTTGCAAACAGAAAGACGGATTAATAGAACAGAATCAATCGCAAACAAATCCAGCAGTAAAAAAAGTAAGTGATTATATCCTGAAATTTTTGCTGTTTTTGTTAATGGCTCCCATAGTAACAATAATCATCATACC